ACGGTCTGCTGAAACAAGTCATCAAGGTCCCCACCACAGGCGTCGTGGGTGGCATTGATCGCAACAACTGGGGCTTCTGGCGCAACCAGGTCTTCGCGGCAGTCGCTACCGGCGGTGGAGCTACTACGGCGGCGAACATTCAGACCTACCTCAACCGGCTGTGGGCGAAACTGGTACGCGGCAACGACCGGCCGGACCTGGTCTTGATGGACAACGTCTACTGGGGCTTCTATATGGCCTCACTGCAAGCCATTCAGCGGTTTGCAGGCACTGAGACGGCCAAACTCGGTTTCGTCAGCGTCAAGTACATGGACGCCGATGTGGTCCTCGACGGCGGCATGCAGATCAACTGGAACAACAGTGGTTCTGGTGGTTCTGCTGGTACGGCGCCTTCAGCAGTGCCTGCGTCGCAGCTCTACATGCTGAACACGAAGTACATCTTCTATCGTCCGCATGCGCAACGCAACATGGTGCCGTTGTCGCCTGGTCAGCGCTACTCCGTCAACCAAGACGCCGCGGTGCAGATCTTGGCTTGGGCCGGCAACTTGACCTCCAGTGGCCTGCAGTTCCAAGGCACGATGTTCGAATCCTGATCAACGGAAGTCGCCAGGGCCTAACCGCTGGACGTAACTTACAGCCGACTTCCACCCCCTATCACAACTCAGGAGAAACACATGTCAAATGGAAATGCAAGTGCGGCAATCGGGTTGGCGAACACCAACAAGATTCCGATGATCGGCGGGTACATCCGTGATGAAACAGCACCAGGCCCTACTGCTGAGGGTCCATACATGGGCGTAATTGGTACGCAGTACTTCGATCGAAACCCGGTGGACGAGTGGGACTACGCCGCGGCAGGTGGCTTCGTCTTGCCTGGTACGAGCGGCGCGGCGACGGGCAAGAATGCACGTCTCGTGACTACCGGCGGATCGCCCATGACAGTCGCAGTAGATGGACTCTGCTCGGTGTCTGCGGGCGGGGTTATCACGGCAACGGCGACGACGGGTCTCTACAAGACCTACCTCCCCCCTGCGTCGGTTGTGCCTGCCGGCGCTTTTTTGTGGGCATTCTTGGTCTGACCCATGAGCCTACCGCTCGTCGATAGCAGTGGCAGAATTTACGCCATCAATGACGTAAATTCTGCCTCCTATAATGGGGGCATTGCTTACAATGCGCTTGGACAAATGGTTACCGTGTTGTTTACTGCTGCTGACGATGTCTGGAACGGAGGTTGGCGGCTTAGTGCTAAGGGCGCTGTGGTAATCGCAGCTCAGAGCGGGCAACCAGTTTACAACGGTGGGTTACCGTTCAATCCTGCAAATGGTGCTATGGCAGCACAACTTGACGTCACCCCCCTCGCGTCAGACCCGTATGTAGGCGGGATTAGAGTGGGGCCACTCGGAGGAGTGTACCTCACGAGTGCAAGCCCCCCTAGCAATCTGCGCGGTTTCAGCGCAGGATTTTCGTCAGGCTTCAAATGACACGCAGAACTATCACGGAGTTGTACGCCCAAGCAGCGTCGTCTTTCCCAGACAACGTGGCGGGGTCAATTACGCCTGCATTGCTCCGGGCGTTCTGTCAGGACTTCTTAGACACGATACGCCCAAGCTACGGGGCGATGTCCATTACGACGCCTTCAATCAAAGCCCTTACCACAGTGGACGCGTCGTTCACGTGGGAAACGGTAGTTCAAGCTCAGGCGCCAGACTATACCTGTACGCTCGCATCAGGGCTCGTCACTAGAGCAGGCGGTCCAGCATCGGCACAGATTGATTTCTCAATCGATTGCCAAGCGCTAAACAATTCAGTAGTTACATTCACGCTTTACGTGGATGGGTTAGCTACTCCTTGGGCTACTAGCAACACTTCAACAAGTTCAGCAGACATCCAATCCTTTGCGTTTACTGCAATCAACTACTCGGCGAATCTTGCGCCGACTTACCAAATTCGAGCAAAGATCACCACCCCTGGTAATGTGACTTTGTCGAATGGTATTCTGGTTGTCCAGAATATCCCCGTTAACACCAACTAAGGAACATGAGTATGTCCACCGAAACCATCGACTTCGACATGAATTTCCAGGATGATCAGCAAGATGAGGCTGACAAGAAGCTGTTTGTCCAGTTCTTCTCGGAAGCAGTTCAGAACGAGTTCAAGAGCATCGAAGCAGGGCGACCAATCTTTGACGATGCGGACATGATCCGCATCATGTACCCTGGCCAGCGTGATACCACTGTGGGCATCGCCCATGCTGGCTACCAAGATCGCTTCCCGAAGCAGTGGGCCCAGTACAAACGGAAGCAAACCCAAACGATCACAGGCACCCCACTCGGCGTGGTTACTTGGCTGTCCAAAGGTCAAGTAGCAGAGCTCAACTACATGAACATCCATTCAGTTGAGCAACTGGCAGGTATGCCAGACAGCGTCGCTCAGAAGTTCATGAACCATCACCAGTTGAAGGCACAGGCTCAGAGCTATCTCGACGCAGCAGCTGGTTCCGCCCCCCTTCTGAAAATGCAGGCAGAACTCACTAAGCGCGACGAGCAAATCGCCGAGCTGAGAGCTTCTGTTGCGGCTTTGATTGCCGCTAATGCCGCCGAGAAAGCTGCGAAGACTCCACTCAAAGGCTAAGCTATGGCTTACTGGACTGCACTGCAGATCCTAACCCAGGTGTCTGGGGAGCTCGGTCTACCTCGTCCGACAACTATTACTGGGCTGACAGATGTAATATCTGTCCAACAGTTATCGATGTTGAACTCGAGCGGGAACGAGCTTCTAACCTATTACAACTGGGAACAGTCGCTCAAAGAGTACGCGTTTTCCACTGTGCTAAACCAGGAGGAATATCCCCTTCCTGTTGATCTGTGCTACTTTACCGATCAAACTCAGTGGGATCGTACCAATCACTGGCCTCTACTTGGTCCGAAGTCAGCTCAAGAATGGGCTTGGCTTAAGGGTGCATTAGTCGCTGCCCTCCCGCGTCAGCGCTATCGGATCATGAATGACAAGTTGCTTATCTGGCCAAAGTCGTCAGGTGTTAACAGCATATCGATGGAGTATATCAGCAAGTATTGGGTGAGCAATGCAGCTCCGCCAGCCAATGCAGATATGGTTACTCGCGATAGTGACGTTGTTCGGTTTGATCCTTGGTTGATGATCAAGTTTATCAAATTCAAGTTTCTCGAACAGAAGGGCTTTCCGACTAAAGGTGTGCAGGCAGATTTTGTGCGCATCTTCAACGCACTAACTGGCAAAGATAGTGGGGCGCCTATTTTGTCACTCTCACCTGTTGATACTTCACCGTACCTTGGTCCGAGGTCCGTACAAGATGGTTCTTGGAACGTAGGCACTGGTAGCAGTGCTACTAGCGGCTAACTATGTTTTTCCAAGATGCCACCGCGCAAGAACTGAGTGTTACTTCAGTTCCAGCCCCTATAGGGGGTTTGAATGCGCGTGACTCATTAGTTGCTATGCCTGCAACTGATGCGATACGCCTTACTAACTTCTGGCCTCAATCTTACGGCGTAACAGTTCGTAAAGGTTACAAGAAACATGCAACTGGCATGGTTGACAAGCTGGGGACTGTAGGGCAATGGTCTAGTACAACTGGCTTTCAGAAAATGTTTGCTTGGGCAGGAACTAGTGTTTGGGACATTACCACTCCGGGTCCAGTGGGTGTTCCACTTATCACCGACCTCTCAAATTCTCGGTGGGACTTAGTTTCTTTGGTAAATGCTTCAGGTTCGCATTTGCTTGGCGTCAATGGCGCTGATGATGGTTTTGCATACGATGAATCTGGACTACATGTTCTTGTTGCAGGCGATGGGACTACAGCCTACACCTGGAGTGGAATTGACCCCAAGAACGTAACCAATATCGAGATACACCAACGTAGACTCTGGGCTGTTGAGAAGGACAGTTCCGTTGGCTGGTATCTCCCCCCTGACGCGATTTACGGGGTATTCGAGTCATTTGACTTTGGTCCATTGTTCTTCAGTGGCGGGTATCTCGAATATTTGTCTACATGGACTCTTGACGATGGTAACGGTGCAGAAGACCATTTAGTAGCTGTTTCAAACAACGGTGTCGCAGCTGTTTATGGTGGTACTGATCCAAGTGATGATACTAAATGGCATCTGGTAGGAGTTTACAACATAGGGCAACCTGTACGTGGTAGACGTGCACTTGCTAAAGTTGGTGGAGACTTGTACATACTTACTACACAAGGTGTAGTAAGCATGGTGAACATGCTGTCGTCTACCAAAGTTAATGAAGCTGCAGCCAGATTCAAGACTGATAAAGTCCAATTTCTCCTTTCTGAACTAGTGAATAACTACTCTGATGAAGAAGATTGGCAACTCATATACGTACCGTCAATCAACATGCTTGTTGTAAATGTCCCAACCGGCATTTACGCTAGCAATCAGCAGCTTGTCAGTAACCAGATAACTGAAGCTTGGGCCATGTTTAATGGCATGGACGCAGCAGTTTGGACTACTGTAAGTGCTCAACCCTTCTTTGGCGATTACGCAGGTACTGTTTACAAGGCTTGGACTGGCGGTTTAGATAACATTGAGCTTGATGATACGGGTGGCACGAGTATTACTACGGAAGTACAACAAGCTTACAACTACTTTGGTTCACCAGGCTCTCAAAAGCAAATTGGTTTGTATCGAGTTAACTGGGTCTCTAGCCAACCTGTAGCATACAACAGTGCTATTCTGTATGACTTTGGATCTAAGACATTAATTACTCCAGATGCAATTCCACGTTCTGTTGGAGCTCTTTGGAACGTCGCTCTTTGGGGGGTCGATACTTGGGGCGGTGGATCATCTACCGAACGTAATTGGAGTGGTGCAGAAGGCATGGGCGTAGCTGCTTCGATTCTTATTAAGAGTCGTTCCAATGCTGATGCTATGTGGGTTACCACTGATTACAGCTTTGTTAATGGCGGCTTGTTGTGATCTCTACGGAGAACCAAAGTGAGTTATCAACATGGTTATGCGAAAGAATCGGGCTGGTGGCTAGTCCTGCTTTGCGCTGCATCGGTGTTCTTAGGAATGGCACTATCGTGGGGTGCGTTGGTTTCGATCAGCACAACGGCGCGAGTTTGGTCATGCATTGCGCAGGGGAACCCGGGTGGTTGACACGCGAGTTAATTGGAGTCGTATTCCAGTACGCCTTCAATGTATGCAAAGTTAAGATGGTTATTGGACTAGTGCCGTCGGGCAACAAAGACGCGCTACGGTTCAATACCCATCTTGGTTTTAAGACAAGACTGGTACTCGAAGATGCCCACCCTGACGGCGCGTTGGTTCTTATGACAATGCTGCGCAGGGAGTGTCGCTACATCTACAGAGGCGAACATGGGCAAGAAATCAGCACCTCCCCCCGCACCGGATTACACAGCACTTGCGAAGCAGACTGCTGCAGACCAGCAGAAGCAGCTAGCGCTTCAAACGGAAGCCAACAGGCCGAACCGTGAAACTGCCTATGGCAGCGAGCGCTGGACTCAAGATCCTGGTGGAAACTGGACTCAGACTACTACTCTGAACCCAGCCGAGCAAGCGCAGCTCGATGCCAATCGAGGCATACAGAAGGGTCTGACGGATACAGCTAGCGGACTGCTCGGTCAAGCGCAGGGTTCGCTCCAGAATCCCCTGACAACTGCAGGCTTGCCTGCTTGGCAGGGCTACGACACGTCCAAGTTAGCTCAAGTTGATCCCAATGCCATTACCCAAGGCCTTCCTGCTATGGGCACTGGGCCTACGGGAGGAGCACTTGCAACTGTGCCACAAGGTGGTCAGTTCGGCATGGACCCGTCGGGTAATAACCAAGCTATCCAAGATGCTTGGATGTCGCGTATCGCCCCCCAACGTCAGCTTCAACGTGGTAGTGAGATCAACAGACTGAAGCAGCAAGGCATCACTGAGAATTCGGATGCCTGGACACGCGCCCTGCGGCGGTTGGACGAGGGCGACACAGATGCGCAGAACCAGGCCCTCATTCATGGCAAGCAGGAGTACGGCAACGAGTTCCAGCGTGGCTTAGCTGGTAATGCCCAGAACTTTGGCCAGAACATGGCTACAGCTGGGATGACGAACCAGGAACAAGCCCAGAAGTTTGCTCAAGATATGGCGGGTGCTGACTTCGCCAATCAGTCGAACCAACAGCAGTTCGGGCAGAACACCCAGTTGCAGGCTATGCTCGCCTCTCTACGCGGACAGCAGTTCGGAGAGCAAGGAGCTCAGGCAGCGCTCGCAGGTAATCAACGTGGAGCGATGCTGACCGAGCAACAAGCTCTGAGACAGTCCCCACTCAATGATCTTCGGTCACTTATGGGTGCCAATCCGAACAATCCGGCTTTTGCTCAGTTCACCAACGCTGGTCTCGGTCAAGGCGTTGACTACTCTGGCGCTGGTAAGGACCAGTACGCAGCACTGATGGCTGATTACAACGCCAAGCAGAAGAAGCAGAGCGACATGCTGGGCGGCTTGATGTCTATGGGTGGCATGGCTCTTGGAGGCCCGATGGGTGGCGCTCTTGGAGGTATGCTTGCCAGTAAGATGGGAGGGGCAATGTAATGAACTTTGATGCGCCTACTGAGGTCGGCCCACAAGGGTACGACTTCGCCCCCATCACTGCTAAGCTTAAGCAGCAACGCGCTTTGGCGGACATGCTCCGCAAGCAGAACTATGCTGAGCAACCAGAAGGGTCAATGGTTGGCAACCGCTATGTCGCGCCGAGCATCACCCAGCGTCTGGCCCCCATCGTAGGGGCTTTGGGTTCTGCTTACTCACAGAACCAAGCAAATACTGGCGAACAAGATTTCGCACGGCAAACTGGTGCTGCTGCTAGAGCGTGGCAAGGTGGTCTTCCGCAAGCAACCGCCCCCACTCAGGACCCGCCACAAGATATCGGCGGGAACATGATCCAAGGCCCAGTTATGCCCGGTTCTATGCCTTCGCGTGCTTCCGTTCTTCAAGCAACTATGCGCGGATTGCAGATTCCCGGCAACGAGAATGCTGCGATGCTGTGGAATAAGGGCATGGGCGAAGAAATCACCCGCGAAGACACTCAAGCAGCACATAAGGAGGATACTGCTGCTAGAATGGAAGAGCATAACCAAACTCGTATGGCTCAGTTGCAATTCCAAAGAGAGCAGCTTGAAGCGCAAATGCAGGACAAGAATCAGAGTCGCGAGCAGCTGGCAGCATACCAGAAGATGCACGATGCAACCTTGCGTGCTATTGCAGCAGGTACTGCTGCATCACAGAAGTATGCTGCAGATGCTGCACACTCTGGAGTACTGGTAGAGAACTCCAAAGAAGCACGTAGTCAGCTTCAGCATCTTTCAACTCGAGCTGAGAATACTGTACCTGCAGTAGCCCTTGCCCAGAAGATTCAAGACATGCTGGATGGATACGGGGAGAAAAGTATTCCTGGTATCGGCATGATAACGGGTACTAAGTATGCTACACCATTTCAGGGTCTTGAAGCTACCAGGAACAAACAGCTACTCACGATGTTTGCAAACGCAGTTATGCGCGACCAAGCCGGTCTCTCTCAAACAATGTCTGAGGCTGAACGAGTTGAACTGGAGCTGATGCGGAATGGTACGTTCCGCGAGAAACAATTCAGGGCTATCTGGCCTCAGATTGTTGAGAAAGTCAATGCACATTCTGGCGGTATACGGGCTGGCTTTGATCCAATGGTCGTAGA